ATTGAAAACCATTACGACTGGTGAAGTAGTAAAACTTGGCCGTAGAGGTTCGCTGTTTAAGCGAATTCCAAATCCTGGAAGTCATCATCTTCTTTTCTTTAAGAATATAAATCAACTCCCAAGTTTCGCTTTCATTCGTCCACATAAAAATCAGCCCCTCGTAAGAGGGGCTGATAGTTCAGAGAGCTATTTGCCTACTGTTTAGATGTCGTCCGTGAAGACAAGATTGGCAAGCATTGCCTGTTCTTTACTCATATCCGTGGCGGTCTTGACATTGCCGAGACTGCGGATTGAAGCGGCCTTGGAGGCTGGCTTGGCAGGGGCCTTGGAGGCGACAGACTTCTTTGGGGGTTCGAGCTTGGGCTCACCCTCACGCTTGGCACCCGGATCATACTTATCCACACCCAGGGTCTTCAGAACCTCATAAAGAATCACATCTTCATGATCTTCCTCAGCGTCTGGCACTCCGCCTTCATTCAGAAGGTCGTCAGCCATATCGCCACGCTCGACAATTGGATCATCCACACCCTGGACCTTTGCGGCTACCTTCTGATCGGCAAGCAACACATCAAGGGAAGAGATGTCGTAACGAGATGCATGGTGGAAGAAATCCTCTGGGGATGCGGTTGCTCCACCCTCTTCAAGCTCATTGGGCTCGGATCCGAAGAATCCTGCACCACCATCAGCTTCGACTGGAAGACCATCTTCACCGAACTCTTCGCCCTCACCCTCATTCGCCAACGCATCGGTCTTGTCGCCCATGTCGTCTTCATTGAAGATCTTGGTGAAATCGAGTTCCTCTTCGCCTTCAATCGCTTCCTCAAGGGAAGTAACATCAGCTTCAAGATTATCGATCTTTTCTTGGAGTTCCTGCTTCTTTTCGTCAGGAATAGGCTCACCCGCAGGGGCACCACCTTCAGGGGGCATCGTCTCATCCATTGGAGGAGTCGTCTCGTCAACTGGGGGCATAGCCTCGTCAACTGGGGGAACATCACCCTCTGGGGGCATTTCGTCCATTGGGGGCACTCCCTCATCCTTCGGAGCCTCATCCTTGGGCTCTTCAGTTTCATCAGCCTTCTTCAACTTGGCTGACTTAGGCTCACTCTTCAATTCCTTCTCGACTTCACCCTTCATCTTCTTGAGGAAGGACTCATCTTCAAGGAATTCATTGAGTTCGACTTTGTGTACCTGTTCGAACTTCTCAGCGACCTTGGTATAATGAGCATTGATAGCCGTCTGACGCAACATTGCGGTCAACGACTTGGTGCTATTCGCCAAGAGTGAGGAAGCGAGTTTGTACTGGATTTCATTCGGAGCGGTCGGAAGCAGCGACTTGGCAAGCGTCCATGCAGAGGCTACGCGAATCTTAGCTTCCTTATGGGTAGACTGCTTTGTTTCTCGGATGCTAGCGAGGCGTTCTTTCAGGGACTTACGATCTTCGGCCATGGTTCTGACTCCTTTTTGGTGGTGAAATAGGCTCTCTATTCCTTGATTCAGAAAGTTTGTAAACTCTCTAGTTTTAGTAAAGGTACTACATCTTCAACCTACCCAATTCGGCATAGACCGCATCAGGTTTGGGTAGAATGAGTTGGGATGCGGCTTTGCTTGCATACCCAGCGTCTTTTGTATAGGCAGTTTTCGGACCTTCCCACTCAGTGGAAATGATAGTTCGAAGGGAGGCACCAGGGAAAGCAGGGATCGCTACCCATGATGCTTCGATGAATTTGACCCCACCGTTAGGTAAAGATCTATGTCCACAAAGCTCTGCAACGCGACGAGGAATACCATCCTCATCAGGGAGAAAAGAGCCTTTATTATATTGAAGGTGAGAGCAGTAGTTACCATTGTCCGTAACTCGTTGCCCACAATAGGAGCAGATGACCAAATCAGTCACGCAACCCATGGATAGGTATTTGACTTTCTCACTTCTAATCTTGCTGACAAGATCCTCATGAGCCAAATCAGTAGCCACCAAAAGGTCTACGAAGTAGACCCAGACCTCACCACTGATTCTGATTTTTCTCAATACGGCGTCAAGAATGTGCCCTTTTGCTGCTTTGGAATTCTGGTAATGTTCAAGAAAGTTGAATGCACCAACAAAGCTGCGATAACTGAGTTTCAAGACTTCATTTTCCCAGCCGTCATCATTATTGTTGACCAGATAAGAACACTCTGGGACAATCAGCCAATCTGACGGCTCTTTTTCACACATCACAGAGGCCATAATAGTCACGTGAGAGAGCAAGTATTTGGAAGTATTGCCAGCGATTTTGGAGAATGAGGCGTTCTTATGCCCAAATTTTGCTCCATGCAGGCTATCCCACTGCTGAAGGCTAATTATAGGGTCTGAGATGATGCCAGTTGCTTGCTTTTTCAACATCTTACACCAACATGAACTCGAAGCAGACTCCATCGAAGCCAGCGTTGAGCACTACATGTGCATACTTAGCACGTACATTTAAAGTTGTGGAGAGTTCCCGCTCCATGCGGACCATAGTTGTAGGCCCGAATTCCGCCTGAGCAACTTTTCCGCGAGGGATATTGACCATCAAAATGTCATTATTAGTTTTGACGTTTTCAGCCGAAACATACTGCTTAAAATAACGGTTAGCTGCCACCCTATTCGCAATTTTCTTATTGCGATCTGACTCAAAGTCATAGGAGTGGTTCTTGGCCGTCAGACTGCTGTGATGATGGATCCAGTCCTCACCCTGCTCGTCTCCAAGCTCTTCCTTTGTAGTTTCTGACATGATTTTCTTATCTTTCTGAGGATAATGACGCTCATGTCCATCCACCATATCCGTTTGAAGCATTCTAGCATTGGGGTCAGACGCTTCCTTGGGATCACCCTGGACTGGGACTTCATCAAAACGAGAATCAGCATACGGATTCTGGTGCTTAGTCTGGTAGTCACGGTCATAGGTAGTGCCTACACCGGGTCTAGCCATCTCAGTCAGCAGTGCATCCACAGCTTCTTTACGAACAAGCAGAGAAGCACCCGCCTCTTTATTGGCTGAGGGCGAGTGCTTCTTAAGTAATTCGTTCATTAGGAAGTAGCACCAGAGAAGAGGAGCGAAGCACCAGTCACATCGGAAGGGGCCAGACCAGAGTCAATGAAGTCGCCATAGACTGATCCGTTGACATCAAACACATCAGTGACGATGATAGTTGCATCTTCAGTAACGGCTGCCTGCTCAATCTGGAAGTTGCTGGTATAGGACTCCATCCAGCAGCCCTCATAGATCGTGACAACTGCGTAGAGGCCGGGGTTACCAGTGTTGTTAAGCCCCCCCTCAGCGGCTACGTCTGCCAAGTCTGCCTGACCTACGTTCTGGGCCATAGAAGCGAGTTCACTGAACGCAATCTCGGTCTTAATATCAAATGGCCATTTGTGATGTTTGAGGCTACGGACCAAGCCGCTCACACCGGCCTTGTAACCCAACATCTGCATGATGTTGGCAAGGTAGAGTGCGGTGCGGTTAATCGTCAGCGTCATCGGCTGGGTGATACCGGGCACAAGCTCGGCAACGATGTCTCCATAACCCAGACCGCGAATGGCTTCTACATTCTTGGACTCGGAAATATTAAAGGATGAGGTAACTCCCATTTTGACAAATTTGCCGACTCCTACCGCATGGGTAAAAATCTTGAAGCGGCTGGAGATTACTGTTTTTGTCTGCGCAGTTGTCCCCTGTCTGTAAAGATAGCTATCGGTGAAAGGTGAATTGGCCATGTTTAGATCCCCCTATTGGAACGCAAGTTAAGCATTGAACCCTCAGAGTAGGATTCTGTAGATATAAAGTTCATTTTACTCTCCCGCCGCAGCGAGATTCAGTCCATTAAACTTAGACTTGGAGCCATACTGCTTGATTGGAGATGGACTGACTGGTCCGTTCTGGGGCAGTTTAGGTGCGGCTGGAGTCGTATTCTGAGGGGCTCCAGGAGCCTGCGTAGAGGGCTTATTGGCGCAATTAGGGCAGAGCACACCGTTTGTGTCCTTACCATTCTGCATCACCGTAGCCCCACAAACTGGGCAGGCTGCTGTTTTAGTAGTAGAGCCATGCTTGCTGCTCTCCATACCAGAGAAGGACTCCTCCGCTAGCTTTTCAGTCTTGTGACGACTAAGGATCTTACCAGTGCCCTTCTGAAGGATGCACCAGGGGGCTTCGTTACCCTCTGAGTCCTTACCAGGACGGTTCACGATATACTGATTGGCCTGCTTCTCAATCGTGCCTTCATGGTCAGACTCGCTATCACGCTCATCCGAAGAGGTCTTGGGCTCTTTCTTTTCGTTCTTGCACTTCTCGCAAATAACGGAACCCTCCGCCTTCCCATAAGGAGAGTGCATGACCATTTCGCCACATTTTTCGCAAGGAGTTCCGCCATCGGCCATAAGGAAGGATTTCTTACCATTCAAGTCTTTCTTGTCCTGAATGGCTGACTCAGCGGTCTCCAGAACCTGAAGCTGTTTGCTCAGAATTTTTTCCACATCTTCTAGTTTGGTTTTCAGGCCGACAAAGGTTTCTCCCACGTTTTTAATCAGAGAAGAATCATTCGCCTCCTGGACGATTTTCTTGAATTCGAAGAATTTATCAGCAATATCATCTTTCAATGACTGCGTGAATTTCAGGGCTTTACGGGTCTCTGCACTGGTGACATCAGGAAATTCTACGGCTGTTTTAGCTGCCGCACTCTTCAAACCGCCCGTTTTCGGAGCCTCCGGAAGGAGGGCCTCGTCTTCTTCATCTGCTGCGGTGTTGAGCCCGTCTTCTTCAGGAAGGCCCTCCTCTCCCATATCCATGGATTCTGGGGACTCTGGAACCTCTTCCTCACCCGGAGCAATGTTCAGGGAGCCAACTCCGACAGAGCTACCTCCGCCTTCTAGACCTTCATCAACGTTCTTGCTGTAGAACTCACCCTCAACTAGCTTGTCCTCAACCTTCTTAATGGCGGCTACAAGCTCATCATTAAGGCTCAAAAGGGCACGGTCAATTTCTTTCGGCCAAGTAGCGGGGTTGACTGGATCACCAAGGTTAGTCCACTCAGTCTTGCAGGCTTCAAGTAAGGAGACCACAACCGTATCAACGGAGGTCTCTTCCTCAGATTCGGGTTCCTCAGAGGAGCCGCCTGCTGCTGCCTTTTTAGTGGCTTCAGTGGGGTTTAGAATAGATGCGTACTTGTTAGTGGGAGAAGTTGACTGAGCGTCAAACACATCACCCTGTGCGGAGATTACGGCCACTGCTTCAGAGGCATTCAAGATGAACGAAGGCATTCCTCTTTGGAAAGTGCCAGTGGCAAGACGATGGCCGACCCATGAGCCAGAAGCCTCAACGATCATGTCAACTTCTTCAGCAGTCTTAGGGGTAAACACTTCCAAATCAGAACTATTCTTACGCTTCATCTGATCCTGTTCTTCAGTGGTGAGTTCCTTCGTCTCATGACGCATTTCACGGGTGTTATCAACCGCATACGTAGAGGGGGCTGGGTTGGTTTTAGCCTCAGTGGGCTTCTTCGTGTCAAAATTACCCGCAGCTTTGTGCTGAAGCTCACGAGTGTTGTCCACTGACCATGCAGAGGGGGCTGGCTCCGCTTCAGTCTTCTCATCCAACTTCACGCGACGATGAGTGCCAGAAAGTTCTGGATTGGCCGCTTTGGGGGTATTATCAGCAGAGGGTTTGACTGGCTTTTCAGCAGGAACGGGACGTTTCGGGTCAATAAAGCCCTCCGGCTGTTCACCTGGGGTTTCTGTTTTCTTGGGGGCATCAATCTCCACGGAGGACTCCTCAGCTTTCTTTTTAGATGCAGTTGTCCGTTTGCCTTGGACAATAGTTTCAAGTTCCCCAATCAGGGCTGAGGAGTTCCCGTCCTGCACGAACTGGCTAACGGGATTCTGAAGAGCGGCAGGGCCAACCTTACGGGCAATCGGGAGAGCTTGGACCTTCTGGTTCAAATCAGGGTCATTCCGGTGTTGTGTTAGGTACTGCACGGTTTGCTTGATAAGATCACCAATCCAGTCAGCATTCTTGTTTGTTCCACAATCAGGGCAGCCGGGTTTACCACAAGTGCAACCAGAGGCTTTCTTATCTTTGTCACAACCAGGGCAGCCACTGGTGCCACACTGACAGGCGGCACCCGCACCCTTTGAAACTGCCACGGCTTTGTTACCTGGAACGTCAAGCTCTTCCAAGGTCTCATCCTTGGGCCAGTCCTTTTTATCGGTCTGTTCAAGGGCCATTTTGTTTAATCGGTTGTTAAGTCTGTTAGAACGCATGTTTTTACCTCTTACACTGTGGAATCAGGAAGCGCAACAAGTTGCGGAGGTTCATTTCCTCGCAAGGCTGTCATCACTAAAGAAATACGTGAGTCCATTTGCTCACACCAAGCAGCCGCAGCATCAACTGGGTCAGAGACAATAGATTGAGTGGGTAGGAGACCAGGAGAGCCTAGTGGAAGCTGAGCCATGAAACTCACTGGGGTTTGAGCCATTTGAGTGGTCACACCTCTAAACACTTCTGCCGAGCCCATTTGAAAAGTAAGAGCCTCTCGACCCCATTGGGTTCCCCCAAGGGTGCCACTTCCATCCATGGTCATACTGGAGGAAGCATTTTCGAAGGCGATCTGGTTTCCAGCTTCCCCATTTGCTACGGCGGTAATGGTGATGCTTGTGCCACTAATGGCGGCAGAAATGGGAGTCAAAGAAGCAGCAGTGATAGCAGTAATGATATTTGCCGCACTGGTGGGGGCATCGGTACCCAGAAGAACCTGCCCAGTGGTAGGGATACCAGAGGCAATCCAGGTAAACAACTGGGTGCTGATAGTGAAAGTCTCATTCGGATTAGGAATTCCGGTGAGGGTGAGGGTTCCGATAGCGGGGAGAGCGGGGCTAATAAATAGCCCCCCTAAATTCACCAGGGGATCACCATATGCTGCAATTCGCATACGATCCGTAGTATCTGTGATGTCACCCACAAACGATGCCTGTAAGGCCACTGTGACAGTGCCATTCAGATGCTGAACTACAGGATGAATCTTCATACGATACCCACTTTCTTATGGGATTCAGACATTTTTCTCTTTGTTTCCTCTGAATGATGTTTTCCATAAAAGGGGTTGTTACTTCCAATTTTAATCAATTTTTGGCTATCAGACATTTTTAAGCGGCTAGTTTCAGATGGGTGAAGGCCAATGTGTGCCTGCGATAACTGCAATTTGGTGTATTCGGAGTGGTGTTTACCCTTAAACGTGGATACCATTCCTTTTTTTAGTTCTGAAAAAGATTGTCTAGAGTCTTCGGTCCACTTAAGTCCTTTATTGGACTCCGAAGCAGGGCGGCGGTTATAGAGGGAAAATCCAAGAAATTTAAGGTAATTTATCCAAAAATCCTCTTGATCCGTAACCGCTGTCTTAAGTGCAGTCACATTGTCCAGACTGATTTCTTCTAAAATAGAAAATTCAAAGGAGGATACCCCATATTTTCTTATAGAATTCGTCAAGTGCCTATTTCCCTTGCCCACCAAGGAATTGTACTTATGGTTGTTCCAACGCCGCTCTGGATTTTTTTGAATTGTCTGTCCACAATACACTTTATTGGACAGTGTATTGTGGACAAGGTAGACAAACCCAGTTGGCATCGTTGAAAACCCTTTACAGTTGAGTGGTGACTGTGAGAGTGACAGAAATCCACAGTAGAGAGAATATGGGCTTAACGGTGAAGCTAACATTCAGAGTGGTTGGATCAGAAGGGTCTACTGCGACTACGATGGTGCTGTAGCCTTCGATAACCTGCTCGGCCACCAGAGAGACTAGGGTGGAGCTAACCACCGAAGTGACGGTATTGATGGTGCTGTTGATGAGCTTACGGCCAATGAACTGATTCAGGCTTGAGCGCATCGTCTGGCGAACGTAATCGATCACCAAGCGAGAAGTTGGTTCACGCTTCAAAGGACTGGAGTTATCAGTAGTGACCCAGTGACGGATGATGAGAGCACCTGGGTTTTCCACGAGGCAAGTCAAACCGCTTGCAGCCATGTTGTCCATAGAGGGGTCGTCGTAGCGGGTGATTAGGCCCTGGAATCCGACGATTCCCTGGCGGGTCAGGGTGGTGGCTACATCGATTGCCGGAGAGACCATCATGCCAGCCATTGCGGCGGCGATGAGGGAGCCATCAACTGTGTAGTTGGTGGCCAAGCCAGTGGTGGGATTGACAAGCTGAAGGATAGCTCCAATGGAAGCGATTCCGATCATGCGCTCACTCTTGAGGCTAGTGGCTAGGCTAATCATGGACGAAGGAGTGTCGTTGAAGCCATAGCCGTAAACACTCATTGCTTCTCCGCTGTTACGTGGGGAGGCTTGAGTCAAGAGGAAGCGGCTCAGGTACTGAATAACCGTTGGGCTAGTGGTCATAACCTGAATCATACCTGCCTTCTGTTCGTTTCCAGGAACTGGAGCGGCCAGAGTGCTGATGGCGTTGATGTAGGTCTGGTCAGCGGCGGTATTAAGGCCAGCCTGTTTAGGAACCTGAAGGCAAGCGAAGATGTTTCCGCCATTCTGAGCGAACAAGCTGACTGCCATGGAGAGGCGATTGTCAGGGGTTGGCTGACCATATTGAGCGTAGGCGTTTCCTACGTTATCGAAAATCTTCAGAGCGAAATCGGAAGTCTCCTTCTCAGTCGTGTAGGAAATGTAGTAGTAATCCCCAACAGAGGGCTGATTTCCAGAGGCGTTGAAGGTGGTAACCATAGCCGTGTTTCCGGCGTTCATCCCGTAGGTAGAGATGACTTCAAGAGTCAAACCGTAAACGTTCACAGTTGGAATAACCCCAGTAGCACGAGGAGTTTCGTTGCTGATAGTGAAGGTTAGGGTGTCACCCGGCTCGAAGTGATAGCGGGGGCTGGGGAGAGACTGGAAGCCATAGAGCGGGTCAGCCAAGACATCATCCGGATTGAGAATGGTGAACTGAACGCCCGTATCGGGGTCTAGGAAGGTCTGATTCAGCCAGCCGATAGCTCCGACTGCACCGCCACCCACATTGGAACCCAAGGGGGTTGTAGCCCCGCCAGTGATGCCAAATCCATCCGTGTTAGCCTGAAGGGCAGTGCGGCTAGAGGTCACGCAGTAGTGGAGAGAACGGGGGGTGGAAACAGTGGCCGCACCATTGATGAAGTCCTCTGCCACTCCAGCCGCAGCCGAATTAGTGAGGGTGGGGCTGCCTACTGCCTCAGCGAGGATAACTCCGGTCGTTGGAGTAGAAGGAGGATAGGCGATGAACAGATTGAGAATGTCCTGAAGAGTGCGGGTGGTCGTGTCTATCTTCTCAGTGTAGACGGTCACTGCATTGCTGGTTACCGAGATAGCAGCAGCGTCAGCCTTAGCTGTAGTTCCGACAAACTGGATAGTTGCAACGCTGTTGGGGCCGGTGCCGATGTTGGTGGCAACAAACTTCAACCCCACGTTTACAGTGGAGACCAAACTGGCCTGAACACCAGGGGAGATGACGAAAGAAGCGTCCCCTTCCTGGAAGGTCACAGTGACGGTTTCATCTGGGCTCTTACCCCCCACGCCATTCAAATCAGAGAACTTATTGGGCCATACGACCCCACCATACTCTGTGAATGCCGCTTCAACAACCGAAGAAGCTCCCGAAGCAATGACTGGAAGAGTGTTACCCTTTTCATCAGAAATAGAATAGGTGCCCTGACCGGTAATTCCTGGATTGACCACCGTAAGAGTGAAAGTGTGATCATTCAGAATGTTACGGTAGTAAGTGGCATAGACGTTCTGACCCATTGGAGGTGGGTTGTAAAGAACTACCGTGGAGGTGGCTCCAACAACCTGAGTAACCGTTACTTCACCAGCCAGAAGGGCTTCCTCTGGGTTGGTGCCAACATATACGTGGACCAACGCTGGGTTGTTAGTGACAACACCCAGACCAGACCCATCAGTTGGGACATCTGGAAGGATAAAAGTGTAGTTCTTACCAGTGACGGCTCCCTGAACGGGGCGAAGGAACATGATCTCATCAACCAATGTATCTGTGATGACTGAGGCGTTGAATGCAGTGTAGCCAGGGGTAGAGCTACCTGCCATAACTGAAGCAGAGCCACCCCACTGGATACGAGCGTCTGCATTCGGAGGGGTCTGGAGGACAAAATCCACGCCGTTGACAAAATCGCTACGGCTTGGGCCATAACCCACTGCATCAATGCTTACCACGTTAGTGGCAGGAATCATGTCGTAGGTGTCCTGATACTTATTGGTGTAGTAGGAGACGGTGAAAGTCTGACCGGCCAGAACGGGGGAAGCCATGACGAAGGTGCCGGTCAGACCGTTCAGGGAAGAGACGGTGGCAGGCTGACCGTTGACCAAAACCTTCAGATTGAGAGGGTTGGTGGTGACGACTCCACCATTGGTTCCGTCAACCACAGGGATGAAGGAAGTGGTGAAAACCGTGTTGGAGTTGGGGCCTGCTCCACCAGTGAACGGAGCGGATGCGACAGCAGCCGTTACGGTCTGAGCGGCAATCCCGCTGGAAAGAGGAGCCTGGAGGGCGAGATTACCAGCTAAGGTGGGGATTCCCACAGTGAGGAGGTTAGCCAAATCTCCGTAAGTGCGGACTGCGTAGGCGGTCACGGTGGCGGAAGCGTCCACTTCAACAGTGAAGGATGCGGCGGAGAAAGTAAGGGTGTCGTTGGGGCTGGATCCGGTGGAGATACCCGTAACAATCTGGTAGGAACCAGAAGCAGTGTTGTTGGCAGTCGTGCCAGCAAAACGAACAGCCGTACCAACTGCTACGCCATCAGTTGCCCAGGATCCGGAAGCACGTGTCACCGTGTGAGCCGCGAAAGTGAGAGAACCGGTGGTGCTGATCGGAAGGGCGGCTTCGTTCAATTCGATGGAGATGGTATCGGTTCCGACACCGCTAATAGCCAATGCGTCAGAAACGGGGGAGGCTGCGGTGAAGGTGAAACCCAGATCCACATCGTTTCCAAGCTCACCAGGAAGGGAGAGGGTGAGGGGGAGGTTAGGATCTGAAGCCCAGGTAGCGTATGAAGGCACCTGGGAGGCTTCATTTTCATTTGCCACATAGGTGTCCTTGCGCTTAAAGTAGTAAGTGACCAAAAGTTCGGTCCCCACTGGGTAAACGGTGAAGATTGAGAAAGCTCCGGTCGTGCCATTGAGACCTGTAACCACAACTGGGGTCTGCCCGTCAGAGAGTGTGACGGTAATGTCAGTCGGAGTATTAGTCAGGGTTCCGGTGCCGTTCCCCGTAACAATGGGCGTATAGGTCAACTGGAAGTTCAACTGGCCCACGGTCAAAACCGGAAGGGTCTCCTGAACAACCAAGTCATCTGCGTAAGCAGAACTTCCGCGATGCATTTCGGTGTTAATTACAGAGAAGGTCTCCTGTCCCTCACCGATGAACACGGGAAGGCGGATGTTCCCGTAGGTGATTACTCCGGGGTTGCTCACCGTTTCAAACGTGTAGACACCCGGTGCGGTATATTGTGCGAACAGAGCCATGTTTATCTCTCCCTATGGTTGCGATCTTGGATCAAGAGCCCTTTAATATCGTGGTTTCATTTTAGGTCGGAGAAGTCTTTTCTTTCGCCACTTTAATCAGTGCCTAAAATTTTCCGGTCAGTTTTAGTGTCAGGAGCGTGTTTGAACCCATCTTTTGTAATGGCTTCAAGGGCTTCTGTCCTATTTTTCTTTTCAGCCTCTGGCAGAGGGGCGAACTCATTTCGTCCAACCATGGAGAGCCCAACCTCTCCCGATTGTGCGCGAACTTTCTCTCGGAGGGCATTTCTGTCAGAAATATCCTGCCAACGACGATTTGCGTCCTTACCAATAGTGATATCAATCTTCTGTTCCGAGAAATTCTCTGTGAGGAGCCCAACGCTAGAAGGAATAGGCTGAAAAATTGCGTTCTCTCCACATTTTGTGCAGGGAATTGATTCTTTTGGAATCTGGGCGGTAGGAATGATTTTCTCAATCATAACCCCGCAGGATGAACACTTATATTCTCTGATGGCCATAAATCTCCTTTTAGGCGTAATATGGGACGAACAAGGCCGACCCCAATGCGGTTAAACGTGGTAAAACTTCAGGTTTTCCTGGAAAATCAGTGGTGAACCCATCCGTGGGGCCACCAATCTGAATCGTAAAGTAGCCAATTCGAGTGATGAGGGGAAGGTAATACTCCCAATCAGCCGCAGCCGACACTGTAAGGGTAAATGTAGTCGAAGGGGTAACTCCACTCATGTCTTTTGGCTCAGTCATGGAGGCTCGTGAGATTTCAAAGATAGTTAAGCCGTTTGCCTCCATATTTTCTCGCCCCTGGACGAGGAGAAAAGATCTGATCATAGAGGAGATGTCCGAAGCGGTCAGACGGTCGTTCGCCTTGACCCGGATTTCAAAACTGACGTTTTCTTTAGAGCCGTAGACTTCATAAGTCTCCGTTAGATTGGGAGAGACCATGATTACACACTGATCTCCAACTGTAACCATATCCCCAATTCCCACTGTGAGCCCATTAATAATATTTTTATTCGCCGCCAACTTTTTAGCCACCATACTACTCTGTCCAGAGTTGACTCTGACTTCCCAAAACACCTTTTCACCTAGACGGAGCAGATTCTTGAGCCAAATAGTGCCGTCACCCGCAACAACCAAATCTGACTCCGTATAAACAGGGCCGAAGGTTGAACGAATCACAACCTGACCGGCTGCCATAAGTTCCGAAGGGGACAGGGGAGGAATGGGGAGCATATTCTCACTCTGAATCACTGAGGTGACACTGGGGTCAGCTTGTATGGTGAAGGTTCCGGTGAGGGTAGATCCTGGAGGAGTAAATTGTTGAAGGACAATTGAAGTAGTAGAAGTGAACTGATAATCAATCCCACTCCGCAATTCATAGCCATCTTGATCGGTAATCACCAAATTAGAGTAGGAACTAATCGGAAGGGTGACAGTTTGAGTGCCGGTGAACGTAGACTCACAAATCACGTAGGAAGGTTTTCTAATATACCAAAAATCGACATTAGGGGTCAAAATGCGCGAGGTCGTTCGAAGTTGAAGGGGCTGCTGAGTCGTATAAGAAGTGACGTAGAGAACCCCACCTTGAGTTACAAAGGAAATGGTCGGGTCCACCGTATACACGCTGGAGGGGTCAATCAGAGAGGAAAAATACACCCCAGAGCCCGTCCCATATCCGGTTTTTCCAGTGGACCATGTGTAGGTCTGAACCGTAAGTCCCACTTCACGAGTCCCCTCATCAACCGAGTCCACATTTAGGTAGTAGACTCCAGGTTGTGGGTAAATGAGAGTGCTGGAAGTGGTGGGAGTAGTGGTTAGAACTTGATTTTCTTGAACCCAATCCACAAAAACTCCATCATGCCCTTGAAGTTTAGCCAGAACACTGTGGCCATGCTGGGTACACATGAAGTAATCAGGACTAAGACGATTTCCAGAGGCTGTGACGTTACTGATCTGAACTTGAAGGTCTCCCCACTGGATCAAATTGGATGCCTGGACGAACGTCTCCCCACCCAGGCTTTTGAAGCGAGGATTTCGATTTACCACATCTTTCAACTCGCGTAGAAGATAGGTGGCTAAGTTCTCGCCAGTCAGATCCAGCATCAAAACCTCTTAATTGTACACAACCCCTGGAATTGGTGCTGGAACTTTAACATTCACAGGCTCAACCCACATCGCAATACTGCGACGAACATCGTTGGTGGTGATGTTGGCAATCTGCCTTGGGTACCAGCGATTCTCAATTCCGATACGACCGTCCCACTCATAGTCAGTAATGAGCCATTGAGAGCCGTCATGCGCTTCGAAAACAGCCCCCGGCATCAGATAAGTGAAGAAATCGGCATCTTCCATAATGGGGCTGAGTGGATTTGGCATTTGATTTTGAACACCAGGAGCCGTCTGTGCGAATTGACTAGATGCGTCCATTGCAGGATCTGCTTCTTCGCAGATTTCAACGTTGTCAGCAATTAGTGAAGCAAGATGTTTTGAGTCCATGGGTAACCTCTATGATATGGTACGGGTAGTCTTTAAATCCTTCGTTTTTGGGTGATACCAAACCAATAACCTTCTTTTATCAGTATGTCGATGGCTGCGGAGCAGACAAATTTGTTCTTGATCCCATTGGTTACCCACTTACGACCCTTACTATTTTCACTTATTTTTTGTTTTTCTTCATCAGGGACACAGCGACCAGTCAGACTTTCTCGTATTTTTTGTTTTGTTTCATTAGAAGGGTGTGACCCCTTCATGCGCTCACTCTTTTTTCTTCGAGTTTCCTCAGAATCAATTCGTCCCTTACTAGACTCACTCCGTTTTTTTAGAGTAGCATCGGATTGAATAATTCCAGTATGTGCTATTTTCATTTTCTGTTTTGACTCTTCTGAATGAGGAGTTGTGTGTCGTGATTGACCAGTAGAAAGGATTCTTAATTTTTGTTTTGTCTCATCAGACCGCTTTTTTCCGAAGTTTCCTTTACTTATTTTTAACTTGTCCTCTTCAGAACGAGGGCCTCGCTTTTGACCTAAACACGAGCCTGCCGTGGGGCAAACATTATAAAGCGTATAACCTAAGTCTTTAAACATATCCATCCACGATTGTTCTTGGTGACGTAGAACAGCATCTAAAGGTTCAGTTTCTTCCAATATCTCAAATTTAAAATTATCTTCCCCATATTTACCCCAAGAATGTTGTAAGTGGGGACAATGATGTTTATTAGTATTTAATAAATAAATGTGCTCTTTCCATCTTCTTTCATGATGAGCAGAAGACCCCACATAGACCTCATGTTTAAATGTGTTGTAGATACAATATACAATGAATCTCATAACATGATATTTCCGAAGACAACAGATCTTCCTTCTGGCCGTCTCTTATTATCCCATTGTTTATCAGGATGGCCAGTCGGATCTGTGAGCGGCTCAGCCGGAAGCTCACGCTTTTCAACAAAACGAGGATCATAAATCTGGGTTGGAAGATTAGGAGGCTGGGGAGTGACCAGAGGAATGAGGTAACGAGTGTCATTGGGGCTCAGGAGATTTACGTCAAAGTCCTGTTGCAACAAAACACCACGAGGGGATTTGTAAATAGGATCGGAGATAACCAATCGCTCACCATTACGACGAACAATGAAATCTCCGGCTGCAATCATAGGAGTGGGACCAAGATAGGAGCGGCTGGCACGTTCTACCTTGACTCCCCCCTCATTTATAGTCCGAATTGCAGCAACATCAGGGTCAATGAACAATATCTCGTAAGGGCCATAGTAGCCACCGATAATCCCGGTCTCATAGCATGACTCACATCCAGTTCGAGGTTCTCCATTTGCAACTAGACAGCCGCAGGGCACCCCCTTTGTACGCCGGATCATTAGGTTAGCTGGTTCCCCTGATTGCTCAAAAATAAAGGCGTTTCTCCTGACCATCTCAGCATATATATAATCCATGCTATCAATTTCATAGGTGGTTTTGACTTCAGTTCCGAAAAATCCTGGTTTGTGTGCTTCATACCCACCGGCCATAACTGGAACCACTGTATAAAATGTCCTCGTACCGGCTGCCCCAGCCAGATAAATATCAACATAATTTAGCAGGGAGTAATAGGTGATGGTTACGGTTCGGGTGGTAATCTCATTTTTAACAAAATCGGTAGTGGGAAGGACCGTGACCGACCCCCCTCCGCTGAGTCCATATTGCTGGAGGTAAATCAAAGCTTCTTGGCCATCCACCCTGGCCACCGGAACAAACTCACCGTCAATGGTGAGTTGGACATCACCTGGATTGTTTGCCACAGTTGGGTGCCTCTTAGGGACTGGGGTGGACCAGATGGGGGCGGTCGGAATTTTAAACACATACGACCCATCCCCTCCAAAACTTACCCAATCAGCGGGTTGCACCGTATAGGTGACAGTCTGATAGGAGGTCTGGTCCCTATAGAACGGGATGGGAAGAGGATTACCTAGGTTTAAGAGCGCCCATGCGGTGGGAGAATCAAACGCTCTGTATATATTATAGCCAACCACATTCTTGTCATCTGAGTTGGTCCAGCAAATATCCCTAGAGCCATTATAATTGCTGTTAAGCACAATGAGATTCTGAATCATAGAAGGGTGCTCTGTATGCATGTGCATGACGGGTCGGTGATTCTCTGGATGATTGAAATGAAGCTCTGCCATAGATTACCCCAGAAGCCAGCGACTCTGACGAAGGCCCACAGAAGCAGGCCGATTGGCAGTAATGAGGGGAGCCCAAATCTGAAACTCCGCATCGTAAGACTGGGCTAGATTTTGGTAAGTTGCAGCCTTATTGATGTCTAGACTCACACCATTCAGGCTATAGCCAAATTCTTCAGCAGCCCAACGAGCCCCCTCAGCAGAGAGGCATTTTGCTGCGGCCCCCAAAGCTGCGGCCTCTCCCCAGTCACTCCCCCCTCTGGAAACAGGGAGGGTATCCAGCGAGTAGTTATACCAATTCATGGGATTCCAGGTATTAAGCTGAGCAATGGCCAACTTGAGCATTCTAATAATGGTATGGTCTTCCCAGATAAAGCCGACCCTTGAGGTGTAACCTGCGACCGTCTTGGCAGGAGTTGGAGGACGAAAATGATAGTTTCTATCTGGGTTTGTATCGGAAAGAAGCTCCCGAACCTTCATCACCAACTCTGCTGTTTGAGGGGTCACACCTGGACGCATAGATAAGTAGACGCTCATCGCTTCGACAGAATTTGTGGGTGGGTTGAACTCGATTACTTCGAAATCTTCGTAAATGGTGGTAGTGGGATCTCCTGAGTTTTGGGCCACGTACCAAACGAGCTTGAACTGTCCGGTCCAGATGGTGGGAATGGCCATTTGCACATAATAGACCCCTGTCCACCTTTGTTGGGGGGTCAGGTTAGGCTGGCTCATGAGGGTTTCAACCCCGTTCACCGTTGAAAAAATACTGAAGGTAATGGTCGCGGGGTTGAACGGAGCCCCGTTTTCATCTCTGATGGTGATCGAGAGATCCCCAGGACCAAGCTGCCGACCAGATGCAATTGCTATCATACGAATCCTCACCAAAGGCATAGGTAGACGGAAAGTTTTGAGTAATATCTGGGTATGGACTTCTCTGCTCTAAATGACGAACAACGCCTCGCTGTGCTACACCCTATCGGAACTCCCGCTGCCATTTGTGCGGGGGCGGGGAGTGGCAAAACCACCGTTTTGACGGCCAGGATTAAACATCTTATAGATGATGAGGTCAGCCCAAAGCGAATCCTCGCCCTGACCTTTACCAACAAAGCCGCAAATGAGATTCTAGAACGGGTCGGCATGGCGGCGGAACCAAGTCACCCCTGGATTGGGACCATACATTCACTAGCATTGAGTGCAATCAGACGAGCCCCTAAAGGGTTCGGTCTGAATGAAAAAGTCACCCCTCTGGATGAATATGACCAAAAAGAGATGCTGAAGAAGTTGATTGAGGATAGGGAGTTGGGTGACATACTCAACCCTTACCTGCTCAAGGACAAACTGGCCTACCATCGGGCCAGAGGGGTGGGGTTTCGAGTCGATTACACCTCCGAGGTGCATCAGAAGGCTCTGGTGGCCCATGCGGGGTATCATGCGATGTCCAACCAGGAATTGGAGATCTGGTTAGCCTACGAAAAGCAGAAAACACATGACTCTGTTGTGGACTTTGACGATATGATTCATTTATTTGTTCGAAGGGGGCAAACTGACGAGAAATGGCTGCACAACCTTCAACGGCAGTTTGATTTCGTGCTGATGGATGAGGCTCAGGACACCAACACTTGTCACCCTCCAGGAACAATGATTCGCAAGCTCGTAGGAATGGATGGTATCAAAACTGTGCATAAGGAGGTTCCCATAGAGTCTCTCAAAGATAAGGACAGGGTGGTTCCTTGGGAGCGGGGACACGGCAAGCTAGTTATGCATGGATCTCCCATTACTATCGGAGAGCGTGTGTACAATGGGGATATGATAGACATCACTTATGAGGGCGGAACCCTTCAAATGACCCCTGATCATCGAGTATATGTTGCTCTAAATGACAGTGATAGTTATGCTATTTATTTAATGTGGAGAGAAGGTTTTGGCTTCCGAGTTGGGCAGTGCTCTCTAGGCTATAGAAGAATTGGCTGTGGCCCCTATGGGGGGTTTGTAAGAAGGATTCAGGAAGAGAAGGCAGATCGGGCATGGATTTTAAAAATAGTGGAAACTAAGCAAGACTCACGAGCATGGGAACAGATAACTTCATGCCTTTATGGGATTCCTATGACCCAATTCGAGCCCACAAATGGAGAAAGACATGAGAGCTTAATTCATTTAGTATTTAGTGAGACAAATGGAAATGGCGTGGAATGTTTAAGGGCTCATGGACGTATGTTTGACTACCCCCTCTATTCAAAAGAAGAGGGGGGAACTAAGATACACAAAAGATGGTGTGAAACTAGGGCCACCAACCTAATCCCCGGATTAATGTCTCTACCCTCTCCAGAGACTGGTAAAAGAATAGTTATAAAGAGTGTCAAAAGGACTCCTTATTCTGGTATTGTGTACTCAATGGATGTCGAAAACTATCATACCTATGTGGCTAATGGAGTTGTAGTAAAAAACTGTCAGTGGAATATGATAAACTCTATCCTACCCCCTGGTAACTTCAACATGCTCTGTGTGGGAGATATCAATCAGTCCATTTATGGATTCAATGGGGCAAACCCTGGCATTCTCTTGAATTATACCAAGGAATGGCGAGGAGTGCAGCCTAGGCTCTACAAATTGGAACGAAACCATAGATCGGTGCCTGAAATTGTCACCTTGGCGAACAAAGTTCAGACTTTCATGACAGATACGATCCCCCTTCGGATGGAGTCCCATCGTGGGGGTAAGGATGAGCATGGACAAATTCTTCTCCGACACTCCAACACCCCCAGAGATATGGCCGAATCGATTAGTGTGGAGATTCTTAACAAAAATGCAAAGGTTCAATATAAGGATATCGCCATTCTGGTTCGTGCAGGGTCTCAGGTCCGTGATATTGAGACCGAATTGGTCAAAAACCGAATCCCTTACATCATCAGAGGGGCCATGGGACTGTTGCAGGCTGAGGAGGTCAAAGACATCCTCTCTTACCTCAAAATCGCGTCTAACCCTCATGATTTCTCAGCCATGCGGCGGTCCAGTATGGTGCCAAAGCGAGGTGTTGGAGATGCCGCACTAGATAAGGTGCTCCTGAATGCTAATCTGAAGCATGAAGGGAACTTAGTGGAGAGTCTACGAGGAAGTCAGCTTCAGAAACTTGGGGGCTACCTCAATATTGTGGATGAGTTGGTGAAACGCTCTCACGACCCCTCTGATGCAATTGATTATTTGGTCAGAGCCATTGGTTATGAGACATATTTGAAGAAGAAATATGAAAAGCACAAGGATAAAATTGAACAAAAGCTGAATAATATCGTGCGGCTCAAGGAAATGATCAATGCGTTAATGGCTGAAAGAGAGATGACGATTGACGATGTGGTGTTCCAGCTAACGATGCAAGACCAAAAGGACATAGGTGGGGAGGGCAAGATCATCATCAGTACCATTCATGCGGCCAAGGGGCTGGAGTGGAAGACTGTTTATGTCGTCGGCCTCTATGATGGGAGCCTACCTCACAAGTTTTGCACCTCAGATGAAGAAATCAGCGAGGAAAGACGCCTATTTTACGTAGCCTGCACCAGGGCTAAGGATACACTGGTGCTTGGGGTGCCTGCGGCGATTGAATTTGCTTACAAAGAGCCACAGTGGGTGGCCCCGAGTAGGTTTTTGACTGAGTTGGGGGTGTGCAAATGATGAAAAAAAGTTATAACTGTTTAAACGGAATATGCAAATCGCTTACAAAGGAGAGCTATCATGGTGCGTCAGAAGGTTGAGACAAAAGAGAGGCAGATATACGGAATTATTGGGGAAAAGGGTCATGGGAAGGACACGCTGGCAAGACTGATCGTCGGGAGTGGTCGTCAGGGTGCTACTTTTCTCGTAACGCACTTTGCCGACGCACTTAAATCGTTGTGTATGGAGGTTTTTGGTCTATCAGACTATGATGTGAATGACCCCGTGGGCAAAGAGGCTCAGTTGCCACTCCCAATCGTCATTGACATGTATCTTCCCGCCCTGCAAAAAATCACGGGGTTGAATGTGAAGCCCCATGGGGCCGTGGTAAAGACTCCACGAGGGCTTTTACAGATAGTTGGGACTGAGTATATTCGGTCGGAACAAGGTAGCTACTGGCTGGACCAAGTAGTCCCCACCCTAGTTAGCGGTCGAAAGATAATGATACCTGATACTCGATTTACCAATGAGGCTGATCTCATTCGAGAGCACGGTGGGAAAATTATCAGAGTGCTAAGGATCGACGCAGTGCCTACAGGGGATTGTCACTCGTCAGAGACAGAGAGTTCAAGAATTCCTGCTGACCTAACACTGGGTGTCAGAACCGGGGATCTCTCTATCGTAGAGCGAGTAGCGCACCTAATAAGCAAAGGAAGGTGGGACTCCGCCATGCGGTACGATTATGCTAGAATTAAGACGGCCCTCACCCTGTATCAAACCAACGAGCCTATCGAAAGATGTGTCAACGCAATAGGGGTCAGGGGTGATGACTCGGCAGCGTTCCGCTGTATTCTGAGTTACTATGGGGTGCCCCATCGAAAAGCTGGGAAGGTCTCTAACCCCCACCGATTTGAAGGGGGGGTGGAACAAAAACAGTGTAGTATCTGTGATGAGTGGAAAGATTTAAGCAACTTCAACAAGAATGCTAAATCGTGGGACATGTTGCACTGCTTATGTCGCACATGCGCCTCTGAGGCACACAAAAAGAATTACGCGCTTTATGAAAAGAACGGGTCTATGGATGATGTGGAACGCATAGCACGACAGGGGGCACGACTCAGGAATTTAGCATTTAACGTAGATAGAAATTATCTGAGTCATCTTTGGGAGCAGCAGGGTGGAAAGTGCTTTTACACCAAGGAACCAATGACATTCACAAAAGGAGAAGTGAATAAGGTATCAGTGGATAGGCTTGACTCCAACATGGGTTACGAGCCTGGAAATTTAGTGTTGTGCTGTTCACGAGTTAATCTCATGAAGGGGCCATTAGAGCTTGCTGAATTCAGAGATCTAGTCCAACGACTAGCACGATACTCCGAGGATTGGGGTGGGGTGGGTAACTCTCATTCCAAGATAGATTGGATTCACGACCCATTGACACATGGACATCCAGTCTAACTGGCTTGCTTGAGCCTCTTCTTCAGTTTTTCTTTTTTGGTCAAAGTGGGGCACCGGTCAACGGATCGCCCCACTAATTGTTTACTTCCAAGTGAGTCCTCAAGATTATCATATTCATTTGGGCTAATCCAGATCACTTCCATGTCGGGATCCTCTGTTTTCTTAGGATCGACCTGACGGAGGGGGTTTTTCTTTCCCTTCAAAATCTCCTCAATCACTCCTCTGAGGTTGAGGGCTAGAGTGGCGGTCTGATCATATCCGTCCCAAGGCTGGACGTTCTTCATGCGTGTTGCAATCTCCATAACCACATATGCAGAGGGTGCCAACTCCCCATCTCGTTTTCGTATTGAATCAATTTCGTTACGAACCAAGCAAACAATGTCGGAATAAGTCTTTTTGCTCACTATTCAGCCCCTCTTTTTTTGTTCCAATAATTTTTTAAAGAGATGGAACGCTTGAGATTTGTTTCCTCATTGCTAACCCTGGATCTATTTTTTAACGTTTCGGCTCTCTTCTTTTTTGTTTCCTCTGAAACTTTTCTTCCCAAAGTAGCTAATTTTATTTTCTGCTTAGTTTCAGCGGAATGAATTCTCCCTCTTTGCCCTTCTGCCATATTTCGTCTAGTTTCCTCTGAAAACGCTTTTTCTGACATTTTCGTCCTAGTCTCTAGAGACAGTTTATTCCCTTTGGCCCAAGTATTTCCAGTATGAAAAACAGATAGCTTGCGTTTCACCTCTTCAGAGTGATGAAAACCTAGCATAGAGAAAGTGGGAGAAGAGATGTTGTAAAGCTTCCCACCTATAAACGAAAGGTAATCTACCCAAAATTGCTCCGCCTCTAATAAGTCTTCTTTTCCCTCGCAAGTCTCTAGAAGTTCAAACAAAAAGTTTTCTGATCCATATTTATTCCAAGCCGCCTGAAGATGGGGGTTTTGATGCTTCTTGCGATTCAGCATAGACTTATGCGTATTCCATCGTCTCCTGACATCGCAAGCCTGACCAATATAAGCGGTAGCCGAGACGGGATTTATTATGATGTAGATTCCAGAGATGGGCATTTATCTTGATACTCGTATTTGGATCCTACGGCAGCTTTGACTAGAAAGAATCAAACTAGAAAATGAGCTTTCCGTTTCTGTTTCCATTCGGCTGTCTTAGCCTGAGAAATAATTGTTTTGATATCCCTAGGTGTATCAATATCAATTGGGTTTCTCATGAGTGCCTCTTCGATCTTGTTAGTTAAATTTTCTGGCATTTCCGCTAATCTAGCACATCTGGGAAGTTTTGCGGCTGGGATGAGAAACCTCTCATCACTTGTCTTAATTACCGTAATAGGGTAGTTATAAAGCTCTGCGTTACTGATTCGATTACGAAGCTGTCGGGCTAGATTATCTGTAACTCGGCTGAACCATGCCCAAAACAATCCCCTGGAGTTCTTTTCCAAGTAAACGTAAAACACTTTGTCATTATTTATCACAATGGCCTCATCCGAGATTTCAGTCACAAACTCGGGGTTCCCTTCATTCTGGTTGATAATCTGAGCCGCCTTCCACCATCCTCCCGTAGCCGAGTGACCACGGTGCCAGGGACTTCGCTCCTCGTTGATCCCCACCATCCAGAAAGCCCAGGCATGGCAGATTTCGTGAGCGATAATCCGGTTTAACGACTCTTCATCCTTGGTGATTCGCTTCTGGAGCTTGATTACCACCGTATCCAAACCCTTGCCATCCCATACGGTAATCCCATTCCACTTGGTTGTCAACGCATTGACAATCACAATTTTTGGAGTGGGCATAGTCAGTCCAGATTTAGACTTAGGCATCATGTTGATGTATTTCTTAGCAATGGCTTGAATGTCCATCGTTACTCCAACAATCCCGAATTGACCTTACGACTCTTACTACTGCGTTTCTGACCGTTCAGAGCGTAAAGCCAGTCAATTCTGTTGGTGCCATACTCGTTCTTGAACGCCTGGACCTCATTCTGACGATAAGCCCCACCCTCTTTGTTGGATTTCACCGTCTCGTCTAACAGTTTGGCAATTTCTCTCATCGCTCCAACAACAACCTGATCCTTAGACTGCACGAGCCCACCGATACCGTATTCCTTGAGCCACTCTTTGAGGGCCACACCCTTGATTTTGTACTGCTCTTTAAGTTTGCTATATTGGTCATTAAGCCCACGCCAGACCTGTCTGGCCCACAAATCCTGTTCGCGGTTGTGGAGCTTAATATCGATCCCATCCCATGCGTCTGCGGTCAAGAGCTTTGCGGAAAACTTGAACATGATACTAGCACCTCTCTAAAAGGGGCTGGTATTTGAAAATACCGCATAGTTTGGTCTCTGACGGAGTATTAGTAAGAGAATGAGCAGGAGTTTCTGTGGACCAAGGTTATAACTATATCGTGATTACGAGAGGTGGTGGCATTGGGGACTGGTTGATGATCGAACCAACCATCGAAGCCCTCTATTATGAATATGCTCCGGCCCGAATCATCATCAGAACTCACAAGCAGTATGCCTGGGTGTTAGCAGGCAGCCCATTCGTGTGGAGGGTTCTCCTAGAGAACGACGATTTTAGCCGTTACGGAAAAATGGAAACCGGACCCCTCATTACGGATATGAATGGGCTGTTTGATGAGGAAACTCCCGTCAACCACTTCTCCTTTAATGGAGTGATCGAGCAGCTTTGTGGACTACATGGAGTAGATGCGTTTGCTGCGGTTGCAAATGTTCGACTCTTGCGCCGAACCCCCTGTTTGAACTCCTACGGGCCTGAATCTGATCACTCGATTGTAATCCAACTACGAGAAAGTGGGAGAGCAGATGGGCGAGACTTTACCGCATCAGACCTCCCCATGGAGCTTATGCGAAAATCTGGAAATCCGATCACCCTACTTCGGTCTGGAATGCCAAATGAAGAATTTGTAGATGCTATCCGCAAAGCTGATATGTTCATTGGCCCCGATAGCTCTGGGCTTCACATCGCTCATGCGACTGGGGTAAGAAAAATTGTGGGATTTTACAACCCCCTCTACCCTGCGGCCACCCGAGCCTATCCAGGGGTTCAGAGGGCTATGAACAAGACAGAGTTAACGTGGGAAATCGAATCCGCCCTACAAGAGGAGAAATACCCAGTATACCTGAATGAAGGTAATGGAACGGAGGGAATTAAACCCATCGCCTTAATGCACTGCCGAGGAAAGGGGCTTGATGTTGGTTCCAGTCAGTGGCCACTTCCAGGAGCCATCGCCATTCATAATGAAAGCGAGAGGAGCCGGTTTAACCAAGCTCCATTCGACTACATCTTCTCTTCTCACTGCCTAGAACATATAAAAGAATGGGGAGAAGAGTTAAGATTGTGGGATGCCTCTCTCAGGGTTGGAGGAACCTGTTTAATCTACCTACCGCACCCATCTATGGAAATGTGGAAGCCTGGGGGGCTATGGGTGGGGGATAACCACGTATGGGCTCCATCCCCTCTCACTCTAACTAAATGGATCAATCAAAACACCAATCTACGTGTAGAAGAGTATTCTTGCTATCCGGATGCGTTTTGGAGTTTCTATATTCTTGCTAGGAAGGTTGCATGATATACAATGGGGTAATAAAAAGCGATTACGGTCCGGTAATCGTGAATGGAAACGATATCAATCAAACAGGGAGCTTGCGGCGAACTGGCAAAGCGTTCGATCATGAGGATATCATGTTCCTCTGTGATTTGGCTAGAAAATGTGGAGAGCACACTGTTTGTGTGGACATCGGAGCTAACTTTGGCCTATTCACCTTAGCCCTAGCCAAAGCCGTCGAGCCGTTGGGTGGAGATGTATTTTCGTACGAAGGCCAACGCATTCTAGCCTATATGGTGGCTGGAACTGTCTCTCTGAACTCTCTACAGAACGTCTATGTGCATAATTTTGTGATGGGTCGGGAGGAGGGGGTTATGGCCATTCCTCAATACGACTACAGCAAGGCTGGAAATTTTGGAAGCTTTGAATTTAAACCAAAAGTGAATGATATTGGGCAAGAAAGGCTTCCGGATGACCCAGATGAACAAGTTCGAGTAGCGCCAATTGATGCGTTGAACTTTAAACGTCTAGATCTGATCAAAATTGATGCCGAAGGCATGGAAGAAGAGATTTTGGAGGGTGGGGTCGAAACTTTCACCAAGTTCAAGCCTATCGCATGGGTAGAGTGGCTGAAATCTGATAAACGAGCCTTAGTTCGTTATTTTAAACACCTCAACTACAACGTGTATGAGCACGGATGTGATTTATTTTGTATCCAACCTGATCAGTTCCCCGAGCTACAAGCATCTTTAACCTGGGCCAATTTCAATCTATGACACATTTAATCGCTACCCCAATAAAACAGTATCGAGAGCAGTATGGGTTATCTCTGTTTGTGGAAACAGGTTGCCAGGATGGCGAAGGAATGAGTTTTGCCAAAAAATGTGGGTTTGACGAGCATTTTCTATTTTCCTGCGATATCAGGCAAGAAGCGGTAGATTCTACTTACCGGTTGCTACCCGAAGCGTTCATTATGAACACTGATAGTCTCACATTCCTAGAGACTCTCCTGCCTAGACTTCCGGGGCCTACGCTCTTCTGGTTGGATGCTCATTTTCCTGCTTTTTACGATGTGGAGGAGACCTCTGAAACTCGTTGGCCCTTATTCAAGGAGTTAGAACTCATCAGAGCCTTGAAACCTAACATAGAGAGGGATGTGATCATTTGTGATGACATGAGGATGTTGGTGAACCCCCAAAACCCGAATTTTACGGTGGATCAGGTGAAGGAAAATCATGTCAAGTATATAAATGTGAATTGGGAGGAGTTTACTGGAACTTTTTCTTCCACGCATACTGCACAGAGTATTAAAACAGATACGGGGATACTTGTATTCCTGCCCAAAGGAGAAGTTTAATGGCAAATTGCCCAATTTGTTCCACCCAGACGGTTCATAAGTATCAGGACACCCCCTATTGGATGTGCCCTGTTTGTGATTGCTGGTTCCAGAACCCTATGCCCCCCAAAGTCTATGAGGCTGCTCATGAAAAAGACCAAAATGGCGGGTTTACAGGTCATCTAATGTCCGACTATGAAAAAGGGATCAATCAGTCTCTCGCAGAGAGCATCCTCAATAACTTCATGGGAGGGAAACCCGGCAAGGTGTTGGACATTGGCTCAAAATTTCCATATTTGAGCTATTGTTTTAAGGAACTAGGATGTGAAGCCTTTGGAATGGATAACATTGAAATTGTTCCAGAATACAGCAAGGAGCTTGATGTTCCGATGTTGATGGCTGACTTTGAGGCCCTCACTGAAGAGCAGATTAGGGAGTGGACACATACAGAAAAATTCCAGGCTGTTACCATGATTCATTTGATGGAACATCTCTATAACCCACTGGCGGCTCTGGGGAAAATAAAGAGTTTGCTAGCTGATGATGGAATCCTTTTCTTACGCCTTCCAGATCATGGAGTGAGCGGATTTGAACGAGATTTAGATGAGGGGCACTATACGATTCACCCATTCTTCCACTCCTTATCCAGTATTTTAGAGCTTCTGGTTCAGGGACAAGACCTTTTCACTATAGATTGGACTTCTCCGATGGATGGAGCAGGGCAACGAGATATCGTGCTGCGTCCCATCCAGAAAAAGCCAGAAGTCTGGTGTGGGATGATTGTCAAAAATGAGGAACGTGATCTTCCCCGTGTTCTAAAATCCATTGAAGATGTGGTGGATGGTTTGGTCGTCATTGACACCGGCTCTACGGATAAAACCGAGGAAGTGACAAAGGCCGTGTGGACTAAGCCTCTCATTTTTGAAACCTATACGGGGGCCTCTAGACAAGACGAAACTGGGGACTGGAAACTGTGGGACTTCAGTAAGGCCAGAAATGTGTTTATTGATAAGATTGATCAGATTCCTTCTGCCGACTATCTGATATGGTTTGATGCGGATGATGAACTACTGACTCCGGCTAACCTGAAACGCGCCTTCTATCTGACCCAGTATAAAGTCTTTGGCATGATGATTGAAACTTCGGGGATGTCGTGGGTTCATCACAGGATGTGGAAGACGAGGGAGGGCATTAATTTCTCAGGGAGGATACATGAATATCCAAATCATGGGGGGCGACCGGGGATTACCCTGAAAGACAGCATCATCAGGCATGATGCAGCCCCAGGTGTGGGCGAGAACTCCAATCAGCGGAATCTTCGTATTCTTGAGGAGGAGATTGCTGAAAATCCAAATCCCAGGACCGCTTTCTATCTGGCCAATACGCATAAGGATGCGGGACGTTACGTCCAGGCCGTTAAATACTACGACATGCGAATCAGTTTCGGTGATGCGTTCCGTGACGAGTATCTTTTTTCTTGCCTATACAAGGGAAGGTGCGAACGTGCGGCTGGAATGCTGGCCGAAGCAGAGAAGTCCCTCCTATTTGGTCTCTCCAAGGCTCCTGATTGGTCTGAGTTCTGGATGGAACTGGGCTACATGGCCTTCCAGACCGGCGACTGGAACAAAACCATCGGTTACTGCCTTGAGGCATTCGGACGCAAGCAGGAGCCCACAGAACTCTGGCGTGAACCCAACAAATACACTGACCAGCCGACTCGGATGCTCAGTTTCTGCTATGAGAACCTTGGGGACAAGGAGGCAGCTTACAAATGGGCTGCTGAAGCCAAGAAACAGATCGGATGCGAGGATAAGGAGTGGGACCAGAGGGTCAATGCCCTAAATCAGGCTCTAATCTCCCAGAACTATCTAAAAAAAACGACGAAGAAAGTTAAACAAATTGCCCTTAATCGACCGGGTGCTGTCGGAGACATTTTAATCACGCTTAATTTGATTCCAAGTCTCAAAAAGAAGCACCCTAATTGCAAAATACACTATTACTGCCATCCAGCAATTGGTGCGGAACTAGAGTTGATGTTTAAAGATGCTGGGGTAGACGCATGGTTTGATTTCAACACACTGGCAGGGAAGGCACATGAATATGAGAAAGTTATCAATTTAATCGGTTATCCTCTTCATGAAGATTACCCTAATACGGAAATGCGACAGCATCTAATTAAGTATTTTGCAAAAGAAATGGGGCTCCCCGAAGAGATGGTGGCGCTGAGCCTCCCTACTCCCTCTATTGACCGAGAAAAGTTAGGGCTACCAGCCGACTATGCAACCCTACAAGTAAAGGCAGGATGGTCAGTGTACAAGTCAATCAGTGCTGAACGGTGGGGAGAGATAGTCAAACAATGCCCCAGCATCCCCTTTATACAGATTGGCGGAAGTGGGGATCCCAAAATCCCTGGAGTGGACCATACCCATATGGGAAAGACCCTCAAACTAGCAATTGATTTGATTGCTAATGCAAAAATGCACGTGGGGGTAGACTCATTCCCAAACCATGTGACCAATTATATTTGGAGCAAAGGAGACGGAAAGCCCTATAAGGTTCCTGCTGTTATTCTCTGGGGGTCAACAAGTGCTCAGGGCTCGGGCTACGATCACAATCTGAACATTGGGGTAAAACTGCCATGCCGCCCATGCTACAAAGAGGATCCAGCTATTTCCTCTATGTCTAAAGGGCCGTGCGATAACCCTCCTGGGCAAGATTATGCCCATCCTTGTCACGCTTGTATGGCCGGAATCCCAAATGAAGTGGTGGCAAAAGCAATCAAAAATGTTTGGGAAGGTGGAAAATGGGTGGAATCTACCTAATAATCAATGTAATTTCTAACAAAGGGTACGTAGGCCAATCGTGCAACCCTAAAAGACGGTGGGTACAGCACAAATGCAACCTTAAACACCAGCGTCACTCTTGCCATTATTTACAGAACTCCTGGAATAAATATGGTGCAGACGCCTTTATCTTTGAGATTCTGGAGGTGTGTTCTGACAATCTTCTAACTGAAACTGAGCAGTATTGGATGAATTCTCTCAGATTTATGGGGGCATCTCTCTATAATACTGCCCCTGCGGCGGGATCTTGCTTAGGGCTAAAACATACTGAGAAGGCGAAACAGAAGCTATCCCTAGCTAAGAAAGGTGTGCCTTTTTCGGAAGAGCATAAAAAAGCATTATCAGTTGCACGAAAAGCCCGAGCCCCCCACTCTGAGGAAACAAAAAAGAGGATGTCTGAGTCTCAGCATCACAGGCCACCTCCATCAGAGGGGGTAAGAAAGAGAACCTCGGCAACTCTAATGGGGCATAAAGTTAGTGACGAGACAAGAAAAAAGATAGCAGAGACATTGACAGGCCGAACTCCTGTGAATAAAGGGGCATCTCCTACCAAAGAAACCAGGATTCGTATGTCAACCGCCCAAAAACTTAGATTTAAGCAGCAATCAGCCCTAAACAAAATACATGTGGGTATTGAGACGGAAGCCATAAGATTGTGGAAAACACGAAGTATATCAAACAAAGCGATAGCCCGTCAATTAGGGCTGAGTGCTTCCACTATAACAAATATTGTAAGAAGGAACGGTCTAAAATAGCCTTAGAAGCTAAGGGTGAATAGAGTAGAGTAACCAATCCCACATTTGTTGCGTAGTCAAACCTACAAATGTGGAGCCTGCCGGAATCCCCCCAACCGTAACTGGTGTGGGGGTTTCGTTCGTATAGGTGTCTGGGCTCCCACCAATGGAAATGAGTTCCCCACGCATGTCCACATACAATCCGCTAGTTGCACTAGTGGCTAAAAGTAGAGGCTTACTAACCTGACCATCTGCCAAAGGCTCTGTGGATGTCAATCCTCC